GGTGCTCCGATTGGCCGGTGTGGTGGTCGTTGTACCACTCGGCCCCGGCTAGGGTCCCGCGGTACTCCATATCCGTATCCTCTAGGTAGATGGGGTGGAACCGCTCATCGAACCATCCGACCGTTTCTACCCACTCCGCGGTAAGGCCCATAAGTCGCCAATCCCCGTGGACCCCCACCCACCGCGGGCCGCCCTTGCTCATCTCGCTTACGATGTACTCAAGGTGCTTGGGGCCAACCTCGGCATCCGCGTTAGCGATAAGCCAATACGGTTCCGTGGGTGCTTGCCGGATAATGCTATTCCACGCCCCGGCACAACCTAGGTTGTTGTACGGCTGTACTAGCCACGCACCTTCCGGTAGGTAGTGGAGGGAAAACTTATCGTCCGTTTGCCACTCGATACCACCCTCGGAATTATCGATGATGAGCCACCGCACGCTATCCCCTAGCCCGTCGAACAACCGCCCGATTGGCTCGGTATCCCGTAGGACCGGTACGCCGAGTAGCGGCTTATCCGCGCTTGGCAATCGAAGTCTCACGGAATAGCCACCACACGATTGTATCGTTGATGACTTGTGCCCGGTCGTGCTTGGGTGACCACCCTAGGTCAGAGTAGGCCCGTGCCGTTAGGGGCACCTTGTCGGGTGCCTCGCGGAACGCCTTACCGTGCTCTACGGTGGGGTCCACGAAAGCCACGGGGTAGGACGTGTCCCCGATGCCTAGGGCATCCGCCACTTCCATAGCAAGGGCAAGGATGCTACAAGCGTTAGCCTCATTGCCTAGGTTGTACACCGTGCCGTTGGTCCCTTGGATGCCCGCTAGGTAGATACCTCTAGCGATATCCTCAACGTGTGTAAACGCACGGATGGCCGAACCATCCCCGTACACGGTTAGTGCAACGTCGTTTAGCCCTTGCTCGATAAACCGCGGAAGCACAAAGCCGCCGTCCGGTTGTTGCCGGGGTCCGGCTACGTTAAAAGGCCGGATGATGCGAAGTTGCCGGATAGAGTTTTGTAGCATCACTTCCGCCGCGGCCTTGGCCGCCGCGTACTCACGCCGTGCGCTCGGGTCGGGGCCAACGATTAGGTTGGCATCCTCGGATACCGGTTGGGCTTGTTCCCCGTATACTTCGCTTGTGCTAACGAATACCACCGGGCAAGTGAATTGTTGCAACCACTCGGCCATACTGATAATCTCGGGGGTGATACGCCCCGCTTGGCTCAACACCCCGACCGGGCCAACGGGTCCGGCTAGGTGGAACACCATAGCCGGGGCACGCTTCCCAATCTTGGTATCTTGCACGCGGGCCACCGTGTGCTTTACTCCCTTGGGGAATGGGTCCGCCGGGTTTGCCGGGTCGATTACCTCTACCTTGTGCCCCTCGGCTACGAGTAGGTCAACTAGGTGTGAGCCGATAAATCCGGCCCCGCCGGTTACGATTGCTTCCATTACTTCCCTCTCTTGTTGGCTGCCCGCCGTTGCTTGCGGTTGGGTCGGATGGCCGTATTGATTGGCCGCCCGTCCGGGGCCGTTAGTTGGCCCGCTCCGGGTGGCAACTCTAGCCCCGCCCGTACCGCCTTGGCCTTGTTGCTTGCCACTTCCATTTTCGCCAAGAGGGGCCGCCAAGCCTCATCGAACACCTTATCGGCATCGTACGCTTCCGCCCGCTCACGGGCCACCACGGACCGCGCTACGGCATCGGGCGTACCTTTCTCGGCGTACGCTTCCTCAAGGGCCGCCGTAATCCCGTCCACGCTCGGCGTGGCTAGGTATGCGCCTTGCCCGTAGTCCGGGGTCAATTGGTAGGGGACCCGCCAACCGGTATCCCCGACCAACTCCGGTTGGGCCGAGAAATCCGTTACGATAGCGGGAGTCCCGCTAGCCATAGCCTCTACCACCGGGATACCGAAACCCTCCCCGCCGCTAGCGGCTAGGAATACGTCGGAGTCCGAGTAGATGTGTGATAGGTCATCGTTGGTGGTTAGGCCCACCCGGTATGCTAGCGGGTCAACCGCCCGGATGCGTTCCCTATCGCACCCGGTAGCCAAGAGCCAATGGGTTAGGTCTACGCCGTTGGGCCGCCGTAGGTCCGTGTGGAGGTAGAGCCATACGTCATCGTGGGCCGCCATCAAGCGGGACACGGCTAGGAAGTTTTCAACGAACATCTTTCGGGGTGGCTTGCCGATGTTGGCAGCGTTCATACTGATAAGGAAAGCATCCTTGGGGATGCCCGCCCGCTCACGGAAAGCCCCCGCCTCACGGGGTTTAAACGTTTCCTTGGTGTCGATTGCGTGGGGGATGAAACCCGCCTCTACGCCCGCCTCGCGTAGCGTCCGTTGGCCGTACTCGGACATTGCGATAGCCGGACGTGCTACGGACTCGGGGGTATCCTCACCCTTGAGCCAATCCACTACTTCCGGGCTTGCCGGGTAGTGGTCAACCGGGACCCACGAAACGCTAGGCTTGTGGAAGTCCACCCCGCCGAGTACCCACACGTCATAGAGCGTAACCACGAAATCCGGGTTAACCGCTTGGATAGCGGACCCTAGGATATCGGTAGAGTATTGCGTAGTACCTTGGGGCCACACCGGGATATCCTCCCAAAGTTGGATACCGGTTCCCGACCCGTGGCCGTAGTTGCTCAAGATGGTTACATCGTGCCCCGCTGCCTTTAGCCGCTTGCACACTTGCGCGGTTTGCCCGCCGTACCCCGTGGGTGCTAGGGGTGAGTTTGAAACCCAAGCCAATCTCATATTCCGCCCTCTCTCTCGATAGCCCGCCCGTGGAGGTTGTAAGCCGGGATGAGGGGCGGACTCACCCCGGCTCATTTGGTTAGCCCCGGTAACGTGGGGCTAGTCCGACCCGCTAGGGCAACACCGATTAGGTGTTGGCGCTAACTAGGTAGTTGATTGCGGCAGTGTCGATTAGGTCACCGTCGCCCTCGATGATTACGCGTAGGGCCACTTGGTCAGTGCCAAACTTGTAATCCACGGACCGCTCGATACGCGGACTCGTTCGCTTTACCCAATACCGGCTAAAGTCACCGAACAACACCGACTTGGTAGCCGATGCGGGCGTTGCCATCGCCGGGTTGGAGATTAGCGGACGGTCAAGCAACGTACCGAATACGCCTCGGGTGATACCCTCACGCATCGGGTCATAAATCCAATTGCCCGATGAGTCCTTAAACTTCCTAATCTTGGAAAGGGCACCCTCGGCAACCATCCAAGAGCCAAAGGTCCGATAAGGGGCCGCTACGCTAAAGTAAAGGTCTACAAGGTCATCCTTGCCAAAGAAATTGTCACCACCGGTGGTGGCCGTACCGCTAGCGGTACCACCGTTCCCGGCTGCCGTGACAACACCATTGGGTTGGCCCGTGCCGCTTCCGGTCGTGTACCACGCTCCAAAGTCAAGGGTCAACTCTCGTGCTGCCGCGTTCGCTGCCATATCGGCTAGGTCCACGTAGTTAGAGTCGAACAACTCCCGTGAGATAAGCGTGATAATGCCCATCTTGTAGGAATTGAGGCTTACGGTTGATAGGGTGGGGTCCAACTCGTTGATGGCTCCACCTTCCGCCGTTACCGTACCACCGTGTACCGGGTCCGCGGTTAGGCGGGGGACGGTTAGGGGGCTACGGTCGGTACCGGTTTCGATGACTCGGCAGACTTGGAGGATGGGGTTTAGCGTTCGCTCATACACCACCAATTGGTCTGCAAAGTTGGTACGCACGGCGGAACCGCCGTCTTGCGTATCACCCAAAGCACGAGTCTCCAACGGGCCTTGGCCCGCTCGGCTACCCATAAATTGAGCCTCATCCCCGATGCCAAGACTTCGGATGATATCCGAGTCGCTAGCCGCCGGGGTGCGTACTCCCGTTTCTAGGCCGGGGGCTACGCTTGCGCGGATGCTCTCGGCTAGGTTAACGGATGCTACACGCTCCGCGTGCCGGGTTTCCTCGGCGTTGATGGCATCAAGGTCCGCCTCTACCCGGTCTAGGGTTTCGCGTTCCTCGGCGGACAAGTCGCGGTTTTCATTACCCGCGGTGTCCACGATTGCCTTATACTCGTGCCACGCCGTGCCCTTGCGCTCTCGCAAGGAATTAGCGTAGGCATCGTTAATGGTGTCCATTAGACTACCTCACTATCGCTACCTTCCGGTAGCACTTCCTCTACGTCTTGCGTGGTTTCCACGGGTGCTTTCGCGGGCCGTGGCTCCGGGGCAATGGGTAGGTTATACCGCTCGGCCAACATAGCCATATGGCTACGTGCCTCTTGTACGGTGTCTACGTTAGTTAGTACGGCTTGCTTTTCAAACTTTCTCTTGGCTGCCTCTACGGACCAAGCGATAAACTCCGCCTTATCCGTGGTATCCGGCACTTCCTCGGTTTCAACGCCTAGCAACTCCGCCATAAGGCTACGCACTTCCACCGACGTTTGGGGAAAGGCGGGCCAACCGCTAACGGTGCTCACTTCGGCTAGGATGATTTGGCTAATCTCCCTAACCTCGGTACCGTCAACATCGGTAGCCCATACCGCCCCGTCTTGCGGGACACGGAAACCAATACTCATACCGTCGATATCCCCACGCTCGATAGCATCGATGATAGGACGGCCCCACGCGTTATCCGGTGGGTCGATTTCGTGGGCTAGGCCGGTATCGTCTTGCTCCACTCGGAGCGTTGGCGGGGCCGCGTGCGTAGAGCCGATTACGATATCTTGGTTGTGGTTGTGGAAAGCCTTGATGGGGTCGGACCCTTGCCCGCCGCCCCGGTGCTCTAGCGTGCGTGTAAACGCACCCGGTAGTACCTTTTCCTTGTGTCCGCCTAGGTTGTCGGAAAGGCCGAACACCGCCGCGTAGCCGGTAATCCTAGGCAGTCCGGCACCTTCCTTGTTTCTCAACTCCAACCCCGCCGTGGCTAGGTCGATAGTGTGAGTTTCAAAGTCTGCCATTATTGGCTTACCTCATCTTGTGCGGGGGTGCCCTCGGTGCTTCCCGGCTCACCCGTAGCCGGGTCCGGCTCTAGGTCGTATTGCGTAGTCGGGAAGTAACCGCGGTGCGTAATGTTGCTATCAAGCCCGACGTAGGCCAAAGCCTCGTTGGGGTCGAAGCCCGCTCTAATCAACTTGCTTGCATCCTCGATGCGTACATCGGTCATACTGTTATTGGGAGTGCGTAGGTATCCACCCTCGCCCTCCGGTGCCTTGCCGTAATCCTCGGAGTCTCGCCACTCTTGGCGGGTGATTACACCGTTAATCAACTCCACCGCCCGCGCATCGGCACGGCTCTTGTGGTCACCACGTAGCAGTGCGCTAACGTTGAATTTGATGTAGGTATCATCGCCGGGGATAAGGGCCGAGTACAATTCCTCTAGCCGCTCCACAACGGGTACGATTGCGTGGATTACGTATTCAATCGAGCGTTGTTCTACGTTGGTGCCTACACTGCTACCGCTTTGGCTTGCCAATAGGTGGGGACTAATGTGGTAGAACCGGGCCGCTTCCTCTAGGACGTGTGCCCATAGTGGCCCCAATTCCGCCTCCGCCGGTTTGATGCTTGCATCGTGGATAGTCGCCCCGCCGGTCAACACTCCGAGTAGCCAAGACTTGCCGGTACCCTTGTGCCGCTTGTCGATATCCCGCCGCAATTCCTTTACCGCTTCCTTGGTGGGGGTTTTAGCCTCACGGGGTAGCAGTACAACACCGCCTAGCGTGGCACCGTTGCGGAAAAAATCACCGGCCCATCGGCGGGCCGCCAACTCAAGCCCCGTAAACTCTTGGGCTTGCTCCACCATATCTAGGCCGCGTACCTCACCCGGTAGCCGAATCCACGGTAGGTGGGCCACTCTGTCTTGGCCGTATGTGGCGGTATG